CAGCTTGTGTAGACCGGCAGTTCCTTAAACCAGAGAATGTCGTTGGTGATGCGCTTCTCAGCGCGGGCCTTTTCGAGGGAGCGCACATAGATCGCGCCGGGGCGACCGATGTTGAAGCTGCACTCGTATTCCTGTGCAAAGGCATTCTCGGTCGTGCCACGCCGGATGTCGGTGAGTTCATCCTGCGGGATGATGTTCGATTCGCTCGCTTTGAGCATGAGCGTGAACCAGTCGTTGTCCGCGCAGGCCCGGTTCCACATCTTCCAGAAAATGTTTCGTCCCTTGGGTGTTCCGACCCATGTCGCCCAGCCTTGGTAGTCGGTGAGCGTTGGCCGGATGACATTGTCCCACGCTGCCGGATCGAGATCAGCGGCCTCGTCCATCACCACGCCATCGAGGTAGATGCCGCGCAGGCGCTCGTAGGCTTCGCCGGAGTAAAGCCGGATCGTGGCCTCGTTGCCGAAGGTGATCGCGAGATCCGCCTTGTTGATCACCACGCCGGGGATTTGGCTGGTGAATTGCACCAGGTATTTCCAAGCAATGTCCTTGGCCTGCTCACGGGTCGGCGCGACATAGGCGTAGCGGAGAGGTGGTCCGCTGCGGCGATGCGAGAGCGCCTTGGCAATCAAGTCTTGGATGCAGACGAATGATTTCCCGGCACGCCGGTGCAGCACCATCACCGACCAGCGTTGTGTGCGGTGCAGGTAGCTTGCAAGCTGCGGTCGCGGGATGATGTCGATATTAATGGCCACCGATGCGGATGTTGATGTCCATGGCCCCGGCGACCTCGATCTTCTCCGGCTCGTTCCATCCCATCGCCTTCGCGAGCATCTCGCCATACTTCGCGCAGGTCGCCGATTCCGGAGGCATTTCCATAAACCGCTCGCGGAGCGTTTCGAGGTAGGTCTCGCGTTTGTAGGTGAGTTTCGCCTCAGATTTGGCGCGGAGTTCTTCCACTCGCTTGGCGATGTCAGCATTTTTCAGCAATCGTTCCCCGCTCTGACCGGCTCCCTTTTCGGAGTAACCGGCTTTGACATAGGCTTGCGTGATCGACATGCCGCTCGCGTAGGCTTGGCAAAACGCCTCTTGTTTCGGGTTGAGTTTCATGTGGTAATGGTATCAGTCAAAACTTGACTTGACAAGGTTTCGGTTTTTCCCCCTTATAATCCCCCTGTTGTTTGTCTGAAGGTAATTCGGATGGAGGTTCCTTCTTCGGCTTTTGTTTTGGCCTTAATTTGTCGGAACGAGATTTCAACTGACGCCGGATCGTCGTCTGGAATGAGTCCGCGTTTTCGGATGGCGTCGATGAGGAATTTGCATCCGCCAGCAAAGTTGTCAGCATCGAGTGGGTGGCAGGCGATGCGAGTAATGCGGAGTCCAAAGCGTGGCTGGCCTTCAGTTTCTCCTTTGAGAGAGCAGACCAGTGTTTGCCGAGGATTCGGTTGAGTGACGGGGTGAGGTGATCTGGCAGAAACAGATTCAGTTCGTGCGAATGATCCGTCTGGTTTTTCGGTGTAGCCGAGTTGTCGGAGTTGTTCATGCGTCCAGTTCATTAGTTGATATTTTGAGCCACCGGCTGAGAGCGGAGGTGATTTGATTGGGGTTTTTGTTTTCATGCCAGCCGAGGCAGTGACTGGCAGTCATCGCGAACTCGGAGGCGATCTCCTTTAGTTCGTCGCGCTCCTTGCGAACGGCGATGAGTTCGGAGAGCAGAAATTGGTTAAGGCGAGCCGTTTTGCTAATGCCTTTGCTGGCTGATTTTAAAAGTTCCAGCGCCTCGTAGCGATCTTTTAACGCATTTGCCAAAGCGTAACTTAACTGATCCTTATCGTAGTCTATTCTCATTTCGCGCCCTCCTTTAGCTGGTCGAGTTCTAAAATAATCCCATCCGCTTTGCTTTCATAAAACCAACGCAGATCGTCAATCGCCCTCTCCGCGATGTCGCGGAGCTTACTGCACAGAGCTGCGTTCGCATCCGCCCGTCGAGCATCTCGCATGGATTGCTGAATTGCCTCTTCCTTTTCGTTAAGTAGTTGGGCCATTCTATCTCTCGCCTCGTCGCGTTCTTCGGCGAGTTTATTGACTGCCAGCATATGCTCGGTTGCGAGGTCGTCGTATTTCTCACGCGCCTCGTCCCGCTCGCGTTCCAGTTGCTCTGCCCACTCGGTGGGAACAACATGGTTCCCGCGAGCGAGGTCATCCGTTTGTGGTGTTTTCATTTTACCAATCATTTCGTTTTCGTTTGGCTTCGATTGCCCGGCGCTCTGGCGTTGCCGCCCAGAACCGGTCGCAGGCTTCCTTGATCTGCCGGGAAAGCAGGAGCCACCAACGGTCCTCCCGGTCGGAGCCGCAGAACTGAGTTCCTGCGGCCCCTTGGGCGACTTTTTTTCGATTAGAACGAGATTTCGTCATCGGTTGGGGTTGCGGTGCGGGCGGCGAGGATGCGCTCGTTGAGGGTCGTGAGCCGGTCAGCCGGAAGGGGCTGCGAGGAGGTCATGGGGTTAAGCCATCGCACCTTGAGACGCACCTTGCCGTCCTCTCCCTCCTCGGCCTCGATGGTGATCCTGCAGAGCTTGCCGACCCATGGCGCTTTGCCAGCGTTGAGCGTTGGGATGTCCCACTCCCGGCCAAATGCCTCGTCGAGCGTCTTCGCCGTGCGCTCTGCGGCCTTCTCCGAGAGCCAGCCCTGCCAGACGATCTCCCGTCCGTGCTGGTCGCCTTCGTCCTCGATGAGGAGCGGGATGCGGATGAAATCCGAGCCGGTCTTGCTGGTTCCCAGCCATCCGTTGCCGGGTTGCTTCACTTTTGCCGTGTATTTGCCGGGGGCTGTCACATAGCGGTTCTGTTTGTCTGCGAGTTCGTGTGTTGTCATGGTTCTGTCTTGATGATTTTGGTAAACTCCGAGAGCCGCCGGAGGATCGGCTCGCCCCTGTCGGGCGAGAGCATTTGTTTGAGCGCACCCCGTTCGGCATTCGCCGTCCAGATGATGGGCAGTTCGTGGGAGGATCGGTGTTCCAGCAGATCAAAGAGTTCCAGTTCCGCCCGCTCGGTCATCTTGTTTTTGCCGAGGTCATCGAGCAGCAGCACCTTGGTCCGGCGGCATCGAGTGAGTGTGTCCTCGGCCAGAGATTTAGCCTGGTTGTTGTCATGCCACTGGTCCGCGCAGGCTTTCGCAAATCCCGTGGCCGTGATGCCATAGACGCGAAGTCCGCTGAAATGCAGTCGCTTGAGCAGCATCCAAGCCGCCCGCGTTTTGCCGCAGCCAGCAGGTCCGACAAGACCGATTCCAACCGGATTATACTGCCATGCCTCGCATTCGCGCAGGAAAGCCGCTGGAATGCGTTCGGGGTTGCTTTGGCGGTAGAGTGGTGGACAGATGGCATTGAACGCCTCCTGCCGCCTCTCCTGCTCCTCCATGGCCTGCTCCTGTTGGAGCTTCTCGATGCGTTTGAGGTCGCAGTCGTCGCACAGGATTTGCACATTTGGGAAGTAGCGGATGAAATCCTCGCTCGGCGCGGAGACCGAGTTGAAGCACGACTCGCTCGCGCAGGCTTGGACCGTGGCTACCATGGCTCCACCTCCTCGACCTTGGCTGGCGCGAGCGCCGGTTCCACCTTGTTGAGCCAGTTGATGACAAACTGCCGGGTCTTCTTGCGACCGGGGCGGGCGAGGAGCCACGCATCCATCTTGCGCGACTCGGCATCGACATCGATGTCCGGGTAGTGCCGACGCATCTCAGCCCAGAACTCCTCATCGAGCAGGTAGGTCTTTTTGCGATCAGCACCTACTTCTTCGTTAGAAGAAGTATTATTTGAAGATGAAGAAGAAGATGAAGAAGAAGGGGTTGGTTTTTGCTTAACCTCGGTGGATAAGCAAACGCCAACCTTCCGGTTATCCTTCAAGGTTGGGTTGCCACCGAGGTGACCACACGCAGCCCTCTTATTACGAAGCTCTTCGTCCCGAATCATCCGGCGCGAAAAGATCACGCCCTCCTCGTCGGTCTCGAAAACGCCAGCCTCGGCGAGTTCTGCCAGACACCCTTCCGTTTCCTGTAAGGTTAGCCCGCACATACGAGCAAGGTTGGGGGCAAGGATAACCTTATGGTTAACCTTGAGGTAACCATAGGGTGAACCTTCATGCATGAAGCAAAGGATATCCATCCAGAGTCCGCGAGCCGCCGCGCTACACGACCGCAGCCCTGTGTCGCGCAGCCAATCGCCGGGGTAGAATTGAAACGCAGGTCTCTTGGTCACTCCCCTGCCCCCCTGTAAACGGCCAAAATGCGGGCGTGAGCCTGCGCCCGCTTCGCCTTGCGGTAGCAGAGGTGACTGATCACCCCTGCCCGCACTGCTGCCGAGAATCTTGCGCCCATCGCATTTGGGTGCGGCGGCTCCGGAACCCACGGGCGGACATCCTCCGCAGTGAATTCCGCGCCATTCCGGGCGAGCCACCCGATCACTTGGTCACAGGTCGCCTTCCAATCCTCCGGCGTGGAGGCATCCACTTGCAGGATGCCTCGGTCGCGTAGTTCCTCGCCGGTCATATTTCCCTCACTTTCGGACGGCGGTGTTCAGCCAATTCAATAGCTAAATCGAGACACTTTTTTTGCAGTTCTTGTTTGCTTGCAACAAGTTTTTCAATTTCTGAAAGGTAATGTTCACTAATGTCCTTCCAAAGATCAGCAATCCCCTGCCATTCCTCGATTTTGTCGCAATACCATTTGGTTGTTCCAACCATACTTTTTTCAGTAGTGGAGGTCAGTTCGTGGATTTTCTGTTCCATTCGCTTGCGCAATTCTTCACTCATTTCGCGGCCCTCGCTTTCTTCGGCTTGTCCTCGACCAGCTTCACGATGTCGGTCTTGCGTTGGGCATACTGCTCCTGCACCGGCAACCGCATTTTCTCATGCCATTCGCGGAATGCTTTCCCACTCATGTCGCCGCCCATGGCGGTGACGAGATCATCGAGGCCGCTCTTCCCGGCGACCGCCGCTGAGACGATGGCAATCCGGTCAAAGAACTCGCTGCCGGTCTGGTGCTGGAGCTTCCAACCCGGAACATCCCCGCTGGCGGCGAGGATTTCCTTCGCCGCATCCTTGATAGGCTTGAGGAGTTCCTTCTCAAAGATCGACGCCGCCTTCAGGAATTTCCCCAGCCGATCCGGATCGGCGAGAATTCCCTGCCGGACATCGGCCAGCGAGACCGACGACTCCACGGTCGCCAGCGTCTGCACGACCGGCTCGACCACCTGTTGGCATGTGTCCTTCTTCACGCACCATGAGCAGTATTCATTCGCGCAGGGCTGGCGGTTTGGGTCGGTCGCCGACTGCACGATCCCCTTCACCCAGGCATCCGCCTCTTCGTAGGTGTAGCTGTAGTGGACGACCTCCTTCTGGTCGCAGAAAAGCAACACGCACTCCCACTCGGTCGTGAATGTCCGCGCCATGTTGCCGAGCGCATAAGCCGCCTGCTGCTTGTGATACGAGCGAGGCTGGCCCGACTTCAAATCCATGGAAAGGGAGAGCGCCTCCACTCGCGAATCCTCCGTTCCGACATGGGAGAGGTGAGGTGTTGTCACCTTGAGGAGTGCCTCGTCAGTGATGATGCCCTTCCCCTGCGATAATTGCATTGCCTCGTTCACCGCCCACATCACCGAGTCCTGCTCGTCATCCGAAAGCGCCAAGAACGGCTGCCGCTCGCCCATAAGAAGACCACGGAAGGCCAAGTCCATCCGAGTTCCCCGCTCTGCCGCAGGCCCGGATATTGGGTTGGATTCAAAACAAGGACACAGGTCGAGCTTGTCGAGAGCGGAGTGGCGTATCGTCGCGCTCATTATGCGACCTCCTTTCTGCTTTTGAGATAAACTTCGATTTTCGTCGGGAGTTCGCGGCAGTATACCCTCTGAATCTTTTGATTGTTGAGGAATGCGTCGATGGCATAAATCGTTTTTCCAAAACGATCTTTTTGAACAGCGTTTCCGCCTTTGATTCCACCGGGGCCGCTGTTCAAAAATTTACGCAGCACAAATGCTGGGTCTTCTGATGTCAGTAACTCACCAGTCGATACCTGTCTTGCAAACTCAAGAATTCGCAGGTCTTGGTGTTGTTTAAGGGCATACAGAAATGCTGCATACACAGGTGCTGTTGTTATGGAAAAGCCC